GGGATTGGAGGCTCTTTTTCTATGCAACTGACGCAATACAAGTCTATTTTTCAAAAGATTATCGATTCTGGTCTGGAATCCAGACAAAGCATCCAAGACATACATGACCTTCTCTGCGGACTGCGTGACGAAGGTGGAATGACTGACAGATACATGCACGGTTATGCCTTGAAGGTCAGCAACTACGCAAAACAGATGGCTGAGTACAACGCAAAGGTGACTGGCTCCGGGGCATTTGATGATTTGTACTGGAGACTGCTGTTGTTTGAGGCTCCGTTTTTGGTTGATAGCTTTAATCGATACATTGAACGTGATGATATTCCAGAGAGAAGGTTTTATGAACCACGTGCAGAGAAGATGAAACCGATAATTGATGCGTATCAACAAGTGTACGATGGGAAACTAGACTTTTTGTCTGTCAGTCAACCAAAGAGAACAGGAAAAACACAAGGTGCATTGCGTTTTGGCTTACAGATGTCTGGACGCAGACCAGATAGGGCAATGCTTGCAGTTGGTAGTGGTCAGAGTTTGGCGGGTTCATTCTTTGGTGGAATGTTGAGTATTATAGACAGACCAAAAGGACAAATAAACAGGTTCTTTGAGGTTTTCCCAAATGCCAAAATGAGGAATGGCAAAGAACTGTTTCGGACAAAAGCCGACGAAATGACCATAGATTTTCAGTCAAAGAAGACGTTTGCAACTGTTACATGCAGATCAATAGATGGAAAGATTGTTGGATGTACAGAAGCAACGAATCTGCTCTACTTAGACGATACCGTAGCCAATCATGAGGAGGCTATGAATAGAAATCGTCTGGAATTTTTGTGCGAGAAGGTGTCTGGCGATGTGCTTGGTCGAAGAATTGAAGGAACGCCAATAATTATCCAAGGCACTAAATACAGTCTTTATGATCCCATCACTTTTTTGCAAAACAAGGCACAGGAGATGGGGTGGAGATGGAAAGAGGTTGCCATTCCCGCACTTGATCCAGTAACGGATGAGAGCAATTTTACTGTTTTCATAGATGGGCGATGGAGATTCACAACAGAGTTTTACAGGAATGAACGAAAACTGGTTACGCCAGAGGTTTGGGCGGCAGAGTTTCAACAGGAACCGTATGAAGCAAAGGGACAAATGTTCCCGGAAAAGGAATTAAACAGATTTTTTGAGTTGCCTGTCGATAGAGATCCAGATGCAATAGTTGCCTGTTGTGATACTGCCGAGAGCGGATCTGATAGTACTGCAATGCCGATAGGATACGTGTATGGTGATGAAGTGTTTATTGTCGATGTAGTCTTTGATAATTCTCCTGCAAATGTGACGAGGCCACTATGTGCAAAGAAATTGGTCGAGCATAATGTGTCGGTTGCTGTCTTTGAATCAAATAATGCCGGGACATATTTCGCAAAGGATGTAGAAGAGACTGTAAAACAGCTTGGTGGCGCAACGAGCATCAGAACCAAACGGACAATAAGTAATAAACTGACGAGAATCGAGTATGCATCCGACAATATCAAGAAGAATTTTTATTTTCTGGACAGGTCGAAGTATGAGCCGAACACGCCATACGGACGATTTATGAGGGAAGTAACTACGATGACGAGAAGCGGAAAAGTGCCGCACGATGACGCGCCCGACTCCTTATCGCTTCTGGAAAACGAGTTGAGAAATATTTTTGAAAATCATCAAGCAAGAATTGTCAAGAGTCCGTTTTGAGGGAGTATAGATGCATGGGAACTAACTACAGACCTAGTGTCAGCAAGAAAAACAAATACTGGATAAGCAAACACAGATTTTATGAGATTCAGCATATGTGTTACCAGTATCAAGAGTGGAAAGATGAATACCGCACACTTAGTGAGCAGACAGTGAATGGTGTTGACTATGACGGTATGCCACATGGGACGGATGTCAGTAGTCCAACTGAGAATGTTGGCATAAGGCTTACGGAGTTGGCAAATAAAATAGCACTTGTCGAGGAGACTGCCATTGAAGCAGATCCTTCTCTGGCGAAGTATATTTTGAAAGCCGTGACAGATGAAAATGTCACATTCAATTATCTTCAACAGGTGATGAATATACCGTGTGGAAAGGATATGTATTATAGCAAGCGAAGAAGGTTTTATTGGCTGATGAGCCGGAGAATATAATAAAATGCCGTACTCAGGTGACAGTGTTTTCGCCTAAAATGATATAGTAGGGCGAAGCCCTAAGAAATGGAGCGAGAATCGCATGAATAATAACCCAAAGAAGTGTTGGATTTGCGGAAAACCCGCAGTAAGGGCATTAAAGGACAGAAGAACAAATTTATCCGAGCAAGACATCGAATCGGTATATGAATTGGGCGTTCCAAGAAACTTCTGTCAATCGTGTTACGAAAAACACAGCAATAAAATTAGGGAAATTGAAGAAGAGTACGGAAGACTTAAAAAAACACTAATGTTGGAACGAGCAATTAAAATTCTTGAGGATCAGCAAGTAAATCTTTATGAATTGAAGGATATAATTGATCAGTTTCAAGATTACGTGGTTGAAAATCCAGAAAAATTTGATAGTTCTGACGAAATGATAGTTGCCATATTCCTTGTTGCTTCTGGAATAAAGGCAACCTTGCAATACCCCATAGACAATTACAAGGTTGATTTTTATATACCGTCTTTAAAGGTTGTCTTAGAGGTTGATGGATATTTACATCAATACAAAACTTACAAAGACAATAAACGAGATATTAAAATTAGGTCAATCCTTGGAAAAGATTGGGAAATAGTTAGAATCCCAACGAAATATATCGAAGCAAATGCAAAGCAAATTGTTCCGGCAATACTTTCGATAAAAGCAGAGAAGCAAAAAATCAGAAAGTCAAACAATGGAATTATCCCTGAGTGGTATTCCAAAAGAACAGCCGCAACGCAAAAAGTTGGACTAAATGGCGAACGACATTTAGTTGATGTATAGCAACTATGGAAAAATCAAGTAATAGCAAGCGAAAAGACTTGCTCCGTACTGCCGGGAAACACTTTGAGCGTATCCCGTCTACATGGGGACAGAGGATAACGGCATCCGGGGTGACGTATGGCGGCAAGTACGTGCGGAATAAGAGAAAACGTAAGGACGGGTGATATGCCTGTCCTTTTATTTTGAGGTGACGGATATGCAACTGCGTGGAAGAAGGAAAATCTTAACAGATACAAGAGAAATCAACGCATCGAACGTTGTTGATGTTCTCATGAAAGCATATTCTGTTCACTGCATGAATCAGATTGAGATCCAGTATCTGTTTGACTACGAACTGGGAGATCAACCGTTACAACGAGAGAAGATTATTAGGCCAGAGATTTCGATTGAAGTGTCAGAGAACGCTGCATCGTATGTCACTGATTTCAAGCGTGGTTACTTTTGGGGTATCCCGCCTGTTCTGATTCAGCATGGCGATAGGGAGATGCATATCAGCGATCCCGCTTCTGACGATGTTGGCATTGCGGCCCTGAATGAGATGATATTGAACGGTCTGGACATCAGCTATGAGAATCAGAAGCTGTCAGACTTTGTTGAAATCTGCGGAATCGGACATAGATTGATCGATATAAAAACAGACTTTGAGGATGATCCGAACACGTATGTTATAATGCATACTCTGGATTCCAGATATGCGTTCTGCGTCTACTACAACGGTGTCGGACAGGAAAAGGTCATGGGTGTGACATATGTCCGCACTCTGGACGGCAAACTGAAATTCACTGTTTACACCAAGACTCAGCGGTTTGAGATCGAGAACAGCAAAGTAATTAATCCAGAAGTCACATCTCAGATCAATCCGCTTGGCATGATTCCGATTGTGGAATTTAACCGTGCGATTGACAGGACTGGTGCGTGGGAGAGGCACATCAGTTACATGGACAATCTGAATATTCTGGTTTCAGATTTTGCGAACAATACGGCACAGCTTGTTCAGCAGATTTGGTGGGGCGATAACGTCAACTTTGAAGTTGATAAAGATGGGAACGCCATTAAACCAGAGTCTGGTGACTGGTTGCTGACATACTCTGGAGAGAACAAGAAAGCCAGTGTTCAGCCACTTGTGTCGAGTCTGGACGGACAATCAACGCTGTCGGCTATCAGCTTTGAGTGGAACAGAATCCTGCAGAAATGCCACGTGCCTGTGACACAGGAATCTGTCGGTGGCGGTTCAACTGGTACTGCAACGTCAATGGCAACAGGTTGGCAATCAGCAGAGGTTGACGCTTTGAGAGAGGAGGGCGTGATCAATCGTGGCATGAAAGAAGAACTGCGGTTGATTCTGAAAGCCATTGAATTTGTTCCGCACAGCATTCTCCCGGCAGATGCACCGATCCGCAAGGTGCACGCTTCAGATGTGGATATGCACTACAG